TCTGCTACCTCTGAATAATATCTACAGATACCGACTTATACCAATATTCCCCGTCTCCAATGTCTCCCAGGTGTTCCTTACTCAGTGTTCCCCGATATGATTCTATCGTGATGTCTACACCGCAATCATGGAAAGAAAAAGGGAAATATCCGGCAACAAGCGTGTTCTTTATCAGTTTTACAGATCCTTCTGTAAGAAATCCCCACTTGATTGATAAATTTTTCTTTTCAGCAATTACATCTCCAACCATACGTCCTGAAAGAGTTCGTCCTGTATCAGATGTCCAGATCAGTTCGTCGTTCACGCTTAACGACACAGGAGCCGGGAGTACTACGCTCCCGGACCACAGGATTTTCTTTTTGCTGGAACCATCAGTAAAAACATCAGCCATTTATCTCACCTCCACCGTATTATATCTGGTGTCGTTTGCTGCCTGCGCATTTCTGACAGCCGTTGCAACCTGATTGGAATCCATATAGAAACCTAGCTCAGAAAGTGCCGCTACAATCCTCATAACCGCACGGTTAATAATGCTTTCCAATTCTTCCCGGGAAATATTTCCACCTGCCATGGAAGCTGCCTTTAACGCCATCTCCTGAAGCTTGTCCTCTGGAGAAACAATCTCCCCTTGGTGCCGATTATCACCAATCATCGCAAGCTGAGGCGTGTTGGCTTTTACAAAACCACCGTTAGCAAGCATTGGAATTGTTCCTATAGTTGGAATATTAAATCCATTAAAACCCCACCAGGAACCTCCAATTCCGGGAATCCAATCCGGGACTGTGATTTTAAAACGAATATTATTCACTTTGTTAATAAGGCCATTTACAAGTCCCAAAACACTGTTAAATCCACCAATAATAGCATTGATGGGTGTTTTGGCAATATCTGCTAAGCCATTAAACACACCAACAAAAATATCATTGATTCCATTCCAGGCTTTTTCCCAGTCCCCAGAAAACACACCAGAGATAAATTCGTTGAATCCCTCAAAAACTTTACGGATATCTCTGATAGTATCCTGTCCGCTTTTAAAAAATCCGTTTAGCACGCCTCCCAAGACTCCAAAATGTTTTGACCAGTCTGTTGCAAATACATTTTCAATAAAATCGTCTAATGGCTTAAATACATTATCCTGTAAAAACTTAAAAACGGAACTTGCAATCTGCTTAAAGCCATCCAGAATTTCATTTAATCCCTGGAAACATTTTGAAAAGTCACCGGAAAAAGCTCCCGTACAGAAATCAATAAATCCACCTAATACTTTTGTTATTCCGCTTATCACATCTCCCGCTACCGCAAGTAAATTCAGAAATAAATCGCCTACCCCTTGTAATATTGGACCGATAACCGGCATGATGTTTTCGATTACCCATTCAATCAATGGCTGAAGCAGCGTTTCCCAGAGTGTCTGAAGATTTTCAAATACTTTTCCAACCAGAATAATAATTCCATCCAATGCTGGCTGAATGTGTTCCTGCCATACTAGCGAAAATTTCTCTGCCAGATAATCCAGTACAGGAGAAATATATGTGTTCCATCCATCCAGGAAAATTCCTAAGATACTGGAAATCCCCTCAGCTACCGAAGTTATAAATGGACTGACATAGGTAGCGTACACTTCTGATATCTTGGAGAATGTATCAACAACCGACTGGTGCAAGGTATCAAGAACAATTTGGATTGGTACAAGAAGCCCTTCGATTGTCTCTTTAATCTTCTGTGTATTTTCCACAACGGGAGTGACTACAATAGTTTCAATATCCTTTATAAACTGAGCCCCAACATTTATCGCTCCCAGGAATCCATCTGCAAATATTCCAATAATATCTGCAGTAATTCCCTGTCCTTCTGGTCCTGCAAAGATAGAAAATATGTCTGCAAAAGCTGTCCAAAAATCTCCTGTAAGCAGCGCAATGTCTGAAGTAATATTAAAAAGAGAAACTAATTTTTCACGTATATAAGAACTGTTTTTAGCAAGGTATTGAGCAAATCCCCCTATCAGGTTTGCCCCGATTGTCAACCCAACACTTGTCATTGCCCCATTGATTTTCCCAAAGGAAAGCGCAATGGCATTGGCGCATCCATCTGCCGCAGTTATTACGGAAGTGTCTGTAAAAATCTCTTTCAGATTTTTTCCAATATCTTTAATTCCTGCAGTAATGGTATTTATTCTTTTTTGGGAATCTCCAAACCCTATTTTGAACCCTTTTTTGAATATTGCAGCCAATTCTTTACTTCGTTTTAATAAGGCAGACATTTTCTTATCTGTCTTATCAATTACAGTCTCACCTTGTGTCAAATTTCCGAAATCAACACCAGTTCCACTGACTCCTGTTCCGCTTCCGGTGGATGGAGTTGAACTGTCGGTGTCTGTCTGGCTGTCCAGCTTATTAATCTGGTCGAAGCCCATGAGGGTGCGCATTTTCTCAGCTGCTTTCTTGGCGGATTTGGCAACGCCATTATTAGCACTGGAAAGATTATCTGCTGAACTGGCTGCATCGTCCATTCCTGCACTTGCGCCTGCTGCCGCACTTCCAATAGCTGAAATCTGTCCAGAAGCACTGTTGCTGGATTTCTGACCGGTAATCAGCTCCGTAAACGATTTAAAGGCGTTTGCCAGAGTAATCAGCTTTCCAATTACCGTGTTGATCACTCTGATAACCGGAGTGAAAATATTTATCAGTCCCTGGCCAATTGTAGCCTTCAGGGAGTCAAACTGCAGAGTAAGGATCCTTACCTGGTTTGCCCAGGATCCTGAGGTCCTTGCAAAGTCCCCTTGGGCTGCTGCCAACTGGTTTTGTACGAAGGAATACCTTAACGCTACCTTTTCGGCTTCTGACATCTTCGCCGTTGTCTTCCCGAAACCGTTCGCCAAAGCATAACTGTCAAGGGCGGTCTGAGTCATGACTACGCCAAGATCTTTTAAAGATTCCGTTTCGCCTGTGAAAACGGATTTCAGCTTGGTGTAAGCTTCATCCTGTGACAGATTATAGAAAGACGCCACATCACCTGCCATCTTGGTAAGGCTGGAGCCCATGTTATAAGCCTGTTCCTCGGAAAATCCAAAGGCTTTCGCCATTGCCCCGAAGGTACCGGTGAACTGCTTTGCCATGGTCTCAGAAAGTCCAAAGCTCTGGGCTGCACTTTTGGCAAATTTATCAACCTGTGTGGTCATGTTCGGGAATGTAACGTCTACAACATTCTGAACCTCTGCCAGATCTGAGCCAAGCTCCAGGCACGACTTTCCAAAATCTATCAGCTTTTTAACGCCAAACGCTGCTGCAAGAGTTGCACCGGCTTTCTTTGCCAGAGATTCAATGCCACGCATCTGCGACTGAAACCGATTCTGATTAACGACCAGGTCAAGCCCGATCTGCCCAACACTTGTTGCCATATATGCCACCTTCCTCTATCATGAGGACATCGACACATGGCACTACTTGTCCTGGTTAATCTTTATTTCAAATTCTTTTTTACAATGGCGCCCTTGGCACCGGATGAAAACGCCCCGGCATTTGGCATCCGGGGTGTACTGTATCTTCTGTTCGTGTCCGCAGAAGGGGCATTTTACCTTGTTTTTATCCATTCGCTCCTCCTGCCATATCAATAAATGCCTGTTTCATGACCTCCAGGAATTTATCTCTGTCTTCCTCTGAAACCTTCATAGCTTGTTTATTTCTCCATTCGCGGCGGATCCGGCGCTGTTCCGGGGTGAAATGCTTCAAGATCTCTTCATCCTCTTCTGCTCGGATTGCTACGATCCTGCCAAGGGCTGTATCCGGGCCTATTCCGGATAGAAGATCCGAAAACTCGTCCCAGGGCATCCCTGCTGGAATTTCCTTAGAAAGACGTAACCCGTACTGTGATTGAAACGATGATACGATCAGATCAAAATCATCTATCAGATCATAGTACGGGTTACTGCTCTCCCTGGTCTTCTTCTCCCTGGATCAGTTCCATTGCGGTCTGGATAACGATCATAAGATCTTTGAATGGCAGACGCATTTTTTTAATCTCATTACGGTCTTTTTCGCTGAACAGTTTTTCATAGGCCGCAACTGTCGTTTCTGTATCAGAAGAGCCTTCTTTAAACAATCCCATGATTTCAAGCATAGTGCCCGCATCTGCATTTACTATGAATTTTCTGCCCTTGATAATCAGGGCAGGATTTTTATCAAAGCTTAATTTCTCTGTAATATCAATACATTTTGCCATTTGTTTTCTCCTTTTTCTTGCTAAAAGCCGTATTTACTATGCGGCTGGTGTAATCTCCGGTTTTCCATTGCTCATAATATCGAATTCAAGAGGTGCTACAGCTGTGGAATCTCCGGATCCAACATTCTTCACATTGATAACTGATTTTGTAAACTTCACAACAGTACCATCCGGGAAAGTCCACTGTGTATCAGCTTCCGCATTTCTTCCGTTCTTCCATGCCAGTCCTGCAACAAAATCATTTCCGGCATCCCCGACATTACGTTTTGCAGTTACCGAAATTGTAATACTCTTGGATGTCATTAAACGTCTGGTCCATCCTTCTGTGTCAAATGGGTTCCACTCTTCCACTCCATTGTCAAAAGATACGGAAAAGGTTACACAGTCTGCAATATTTTTCAGTGAAGCAGTGCCGCCTGATGCTGTGTCTATCTGGAACTGGTTCTCGTAGCATGGATATACGCCAGACTTGGAACCTGCGAACAGCTGAAGGTTCATCACAATTTTATTCTTCATCCTTATTTCCTTTCTTTTCAAAAATCACAGCCAGTTCTATAACCATCTCATAGATACCGGAATCATCTACGCCTATATCCTGAAGATCATAGACTGGCAGGACAAATTTAATAGTTTCATGGTTTACAGTTGCATTTCTGGTGGCTCTGACAGCTTCAAATAAGGCTTTTCCGGCTTTTTCGGTCTCGCGCTGGGATTTATTCCAGTGTACTAGTAAAGTGACGTATTTCGTGCCATAGGATTCCAGCTGAGGGCCTCCGATTGCCACCTTGTATTCGTGCTGGTGTTTACTGTTATAAACCCCAACTATTTTTTCCGGTTTATCCGGAATTGGACCAATATACACAGCCCTCTGTGTGAGTGTCTTAATATAATCACTGATATCTGATAACGTCATAAACCAGCCAGCCTCCTATAGTTTTCTTTGAATGCTTCCACTGCAAAATCAGCATTTTTTCCACCTGGAAGCCAGTCCTCGTACCATTTGCCTTTTGCATTCGGGTTTTCCTCCTTCTTAAAATGAAATTCCGGATGAAAATACAGGCGTCTGGCATAAGGCGTACTGGATATGATACTTGCTTTTCCGTGACTGCTTTCAGATGTATCTACAAAAGTACTCTCATTCTGCAAAGCACCGGTATCTCTTGGAAACACCTGTGCCTGCTCAACTTCTGTATGTAAATCTTCTGCAGTCTGCTCCAGGGCTGCCACCTGTGCCCGTGTCAGCTGATTGATCTTTGGAAAGTTAAGTTTAACAGTCGAATTGACCTTGATCATATCAGAAGCACCTCCGTGTAATTTACGGTACCGTCCGGATTTCTGGCTTTCCTGGCTTCCTGGATCTTTCTCTTGACACCAAATATGGTTACTGTACCACCTGATATTACCGGAAGCTCCGGGCAGATATCTCCCGGGAATAATGCGGATCCGGTAATCTGAACCATTTTCTTGTCAGCTGTGAAGATCGTCTTTGCTTTGTCCTGGTAATTGCATTTCCCGGAATATTCAAAACACGGAAGAGGCTCCCCGTATTTATCCCGCCCTTCCTGTTCCATCACTAAGCTGATATCCGTCCTGCAAAGCCTTTTGGGTACTAAACATGGATATTTCATAGCTCACCTCGCTAATCTGCAGCACAGCCCTGTCTGACACAACAGTGCATACAGATCTCTTTTCATCGCCACACCTTTGTCTGTGAATACGTTCCAGCTGCTGCCAAACTGGGCGGATACACCATTGATGCTGTAGCTTGAAAGTATAGAATTGATCTCGTCCGCATTCTCGGTTTCAAAGTCTGCCTGCTGGCAGACAACATCCTGAATGATATCCCGCTGAAACTGTGTCAGGCTGGAAAATCCCCGACCTACAATCCGGTTGTAGGTCAGGGAATCAATGTGCCGAGACGCAATCTGCAGAGCTCTCTCAATGTCATTTTCTAAAATCAGGGTTCCGCCGTAAGTATCCGTATAGTATTCTGGGGTTGCATATGGTTCGTAGCTCATAACCGCTCACCTCATTTCAAAGTGTTCTTTTCTTTTGCAGGCTTTTCCTCTTTCTCTACTGCTTCTTTAGAAGCTTTCTCCGGAGTTTCTTCTACCTCGTATCCATGGTCTTTGAACCACTGGATCAGATAAGGATCTTCTGTTTCTCCTACGCCGTTACAGAAAGGAACAGAAGCGGAAACACCTGTGTAATCTTTATTTGGACTTTTGATCTTCATTCTTCGCCTCCTATTTTACTTTGATTCCCCTGAATACACCTGCCGCCTTGGAAGTCTTCAGTGCAATAGCTGCGTTCATTTCAACCTCACCTTTCTTCACTGCTCCAGCAGTTGAAAAGTCCGGGAGCCAGGTCTGTACAGGTGCTACTCCTGCGAAAGACACTGCATGGAGTCCATCCATTGCAAGTCTGGCAACATACAGGGATGTTTTTCCATCTAAGGATTCAATCGGTACTACTTCATCATTCGTACCCGGTTTGGTCTTCAGGTCAACAAAAGGAATGCCGCCATAGCTCTCTACCTGATTTCCCCAGTTATCCTTTGTTACCTGATACATGCTGGCACGTCTCGCGCAAGCTCTCAGTTTAGAAATCAGTTTGTTGTTTCCTCCAATGAATGTGGGAGTACCATCCAGACCGCCAAGGAACTCATCCAGCATATCCAGGAAGTACTGATAGTTTTTGGTAACCAGCTCGGAAGTGGACAGATCGATCACTCCATCTGCATTGTATTCCGTAGAGCTTCCTGTAAGTGCCTTATCCAGTCCGTCAAAGCATTTGGAATCAACCCCTGTATCACCATTGATAAAGGTATCATTGAAAAGTGCCTGAGCTGCTTTGATCTTCTGTGCCTGCTGCAGCTCCACTTCGCTTACGATACCGCCCATATTCGCAATAACTCGGTCAATCTCATAAGCTCCACCAAACACTTTGATTTCAACCGTGTGGCGTTCCTTGGTTACCTCAGATGGTGCATATTCTTTATTGATCTCACGAAATGCAGCTGTCGGCTGTGTTTTCAATCGTGTGTAGCTGTAGCTTGGTGTAGCCCCTCCACCGGTAGGAGATACTGCATCGTCAAATGGAATGTGTTCCAAGATATAATTTGATTTCTGAAATTCATCAATAACGCCCATCTGCAGATCATCCTGGACGTTTTTCTTAGCTTCTTCTAATGTAATTGCCATAATTATTCACCTTTCCCTTCTGAACCCAAGTTCAATTTTGCCGCAATCGCTTCCTTCATTGACACATGGCCTTCTTCGCCTCCTGGCTCAGCTTTTGGCGCTCCCAGCGGGAAGAATCCTTTCTTTCCCTTTCCTGTCTGCTGTTCCTGTTTAAACAGGAATGGTTTGCTTTCTTTTAAAGCTTTCACCTGTTCTTCCAGCCCGGTCACTTTTCCATCTTCCCCAAGAATCAGCTTATTACGATCCACCAGGCCGGCAACCAGATCGCTATCCTGTGCAGTAGAAGAAATAGCCATTTTAATCGCATTGGTAAGCTTAAGAGCCTTCAGCTCATTCTGGTGTTCTGTGTCTTTCTGGCGGTTCTGTTCCTGAAGATCTGCAATCTGCTGTTTCAGTGCTTCATTATCCCCTGCTGATGTCTTTAAAGTATCCAACTGGGTTTTATAATCATTCACTGTTGTTTCCAGCTGCTTTCGCTGCTGTTCGGTTGTGTCATAGGTTTCTTTGGCAACATATCCTTCCAGTTCTTTCTTGGATTCATCTGCTGCTTTTTTTGCAAGGCTCTTTTCAATACCCAGAGCCTCAAACTGTTCCTGTGTCATGTCTTTCTCCTTTCTGGTAGTTTCACGCCATTCCGGGCATAAAAATAAGGCTTCTAACCCTCAGCCTTACTGGGAGATTTTGGATCACCGCCTTTCTGATCTTCAACGGTCTTTACCAACTGCAGATTTGCAAGATGCTCTGCTCTTTTCCGGGACACTTCCAGTTCTTCCCCGGCTGTACGAAGAACCAGAGCATTTTCTTTGTCGCGGAAATTATGCTGCACTATCACCTTCAAATAACCACCTCCTTATTGTTTTAGCAACTGTCTTTTTTAACCCTCTGTAAGCAGAACAAATCCCATAAGCTGAAACTAAAATTACCGCCAAATAAGTTGAATATCCACCTACAGCAATCACCATCTTAACTGCTACCAGCAAAATTCTCACATTCCACATCTCTATCCAAATATAAAATGCAAGTTTAAAAAGTGTGAACAGCAGATCCTTACCTTCAATTACTACAGTTTTCATTGTCTTTCCCCCCTATTTGTGCCGGCGCAAATTTAATCATTGTGTGTGACTTTAAGTCCCCACTGCGGAAGGAAATTAATCTCATAATGGTACTTATCCACATCCGATCCAGAAATGTCTTCAACTACATACATGGTATAGTCATTCAAATAAACATAGTCTTTCTGGTACTTTCCTTCTGCGGTCTCAATAATTACTTCCAGTTCTCTTGAAGAGTTATTCTTCAGTGCAAATGTTCCAGTCAATTCCAACAGGATTGTATCTGTTCTGGCATTCAAAACAGTAAGTTTTCTAGTTACGTTGAAGTTATCTGCCTCCTGTGAAATATTCGCACTCACCTGATCAGCTTCTGTGCAACCAGTAGCACAAAAACATGTCAAGATTACCAGTGTCATTAATACTGCAATTCTTTTGGTTGCTCTTCTTTTCATTTTCTTCCTCCTACATTTTGAAACTTCTGTTTTCAAACTTCTTATAGGCATCCATATACAGTTCATTCTTATCGCCGTTATATGTCGGCTCATAGTACATGCCATCTGGTACTGTAGTGCTAAGCAATGCCTTGTTATTCTGCAAAGTCTTACAGCTCCATACCACATACACATCATGTACAGTCACCTGCTGCCGGTCTGTAACATCCATGTGACTATTGGTGTACTCCGCAACTTTTGCTTTACATAATCTCAAAAATTCTTCATGTCCTATGTTGTCTATTCCTTTCTGCAATCTTCAATTGTCGGGATTCCGTACTCTACAGCGCAAGTATGCTCAATTTTGCATCCTCTGGCTTTCTCCCAGCCTTTAGCAAAATAAGCAACATCTGCTGTAGCCAATAATTTCAATGATTCTCCAAGATACCAAAGAGGTCTTGCATCTGTCGGTGCCGACTGAAAGAAAGAATCAATCACTTCTACAGGTTCATCCATCTGCTTTTCTGCGCTCTTGATTGCTTTTTCTCTTTCCTTTAGTATCTCTTCATCTGATTTTCCTCTCATAGGCTGGCTGATAAATAATTTTTTCATTTTCTTCATCCTCTCTTTCTTAAAAATAAGTACAAAAATAACACGTCTTATGGCGTGCTATCATTGTTTTAATAACTGTATTGATATTTTCAGGTAATAAAATACCACCGGTCATTTTCTGACTGGTGGTATTAGTCCATGTTTAATCGTGTTCCGCAATTATTGCAACGAAAACATTTTGTTGTTTTATAATCGCCTATAGGAACCATTACTCCTTTTTTGCAATGACTACAGCCTACTTCTTCGCCATTTCTCATTTTTTTAATTCTTTGAAACAATTCCCCTGCCTTGTTCATGCCACTACCTCCATTTATAATCGGGATAGTCTTTTTTAACTAGCGGCATCTAGTACCATAATACTGTCTTTTCTACTGGTGGATTATCCATTCTTGCTAAGCGCTTCAACTCGTTTCGGACATGCGGCGCTGCAAAAGAGCTTGCATTTTCATGCTCTATAACTTTTCCATCCTCAATTCTCATAAAACCTTTGGGTTCTTTCCCCTCTGGGTAATAGTCGGCAGAAATCATATTATTTGTCTTTTTTATGTTTTTCAAGATTACCATAATATTCTAACGCCTCCTTCGGGTAATCAATTTTTTCAGTGGCCAGCTCATGTGCTTTCCGGTGCTCCATACTAGGATTTTCTCTTTTTATTTTCATTTCAAGGAGCTCTTGCTCTATTAAAGTGCGGTCATGCGGCTTAATGTCTTTTCCTGTCATAAGCCGTTGCCAACTCTGAGCTATGGCACAATCAGGATCAAATCTGCGGTATGCCTTTAAATCCGGATCAAACAACGATTCATCTTCAAAAAGATATGCTTTTATCTTTGCTATATCAGATTCTTCTTTTCCCAGATTTTCAGCAATCTTCTTCGCGTCAGTAGAAAAACTCCTGATCTCTTTGTAGTACATCTCTGCAAAGTTTTCTGCCTCTTCACTGAATATATCTGTGATTCTGGCTCCTGATATCATTATAGCAGAGTCCGCTTCATTTGCAACGGATTTCCACTCTTTTTGTTTCTGCTCATACTTCTTTTTATTCTCCGGATCCAGGGAAAAATCTGCCAACCTACCAAACTTCTTTTCCTGCCTCTTTGCATACTGCTGCCGGCTTTCCTGTTCCTGTTTCCGCACCAGTTCATTCAGCTCTGCTTTGGTATACCTGTTCTTCTCTGGCGGGGTGCTGATGCCTTCGAAATATGTAGTGTGGCTATCTTTGCAGCGCGGATGGTACAGGCCTGCAGCTATGGCACTGCTCATAAATGGATATTTGATTCCGGTCACAGGTGACTTTCCATCTTTCGGACCATTGCTCCACACATCATCAATCAGCACCTTTCCCACAAAAGGCAAGCATTTCGGACAGGGATTTCCGCGCTTATTCATAATCACTGTAGATATTCCCCATTCCTGGCGCTTCTGACCTTCTCCTTGCAGGTATGCCCTTTTGCTGGCTGTTCTGATTGCCATATCCGCATAATCAGCAAGTGTATGCCTTGCGCCGTTTGCATACTGCACACAATTCAAGCCAGCCTTTACAAAATCCTCTGTAGCCATATCCACAGCTTTCTCATAGGTGCCGGCTCCGGTGTTCGCGTATACCTGGGCATTGTAAATCACTTTACGGTACTGGTCATTTGCCATTCGAAGGACAGCAATTTCCGCCTGTTCCATATCATCCATGGTTGCTTTGATTAACGCTTCCAGTTTTCTGTCATTCAACTTGAAAAATTCAGCAGCTGCCCCCTTGGCAATACGTTTGGCAGGAAAACCATTTCTGATAGCTTCCAGGATCGCAATCTCCTGTGCCATCTCGCCTTCAGATCTGGACATGGTTATCAGTGTTTTGATCTGCGCATTGATATCCTTGAACTGCTTGCCATGCTTCTTCTGGTTGTCCTTCTTGTACTTTTCCAGGGATTTCAGCTGCAGTGCCTGCCACATGGTCCATTGTTTGTCTTCATCGATCTCTTCCAGCTTGTGCCGGCGCATATTGCGGATCATGGAAGATATAAGCTCATTTTCTATGGCTTCAAAAGCAGCTCCAATGTCGTAGACGGTGTTAAGCTTAGGCATCTGTGATTACCTGCTTTCGAATGTTTGTAGCAAGTCTTGCACATCTCGCCCTTTGCGTACAACGAATATTTGTACAATATTTGACCTGTTCTGTAAGGCTTGAGCAATCTATCTTCTCCACTTCTGGTTCAAAGTCTGGACAATAACTACAGAATTCCTGGAGCAACAGTGTAAATCCTGGAACATTCATCTGGATCACCTCCCGTTTGCATATACCTTAAAGCCCTGGCTTTTGAATATTCGGATCATGTCCTTCAGCTTTGTTTTGCTTGTACAGGCATCATTTCTAAGCTCAGCATAATCATTCTTTTTCAGAGCGTACACGCCCATCGGTACCTGCTCTTTTGCTACTTCCAGAAACTCCTGGCACTCCTTTCGGTTCATCCTGTAGATCCGTGGTCCTACTTTTACCTTCATCATTCTCACCTTCTTCCAGACTTGTTTCAAATTCTCCTGCTTTCATGGTAAGCCCCGGCTCTTCCAGATCCTGCACTCCCTGTTCCAGTTTCAGACGTTCTACTTCTGCTTCCTTTTCCTCATCTGTCCAGGTATCTCCGTACAGCTGATCCACAGAAGTTTCAAGGCTCATAACTCCGTACTGTTTAGCTTTTCCTACAGTTTCCACAGTTGTTCCAAAGTCTGGGGATGCATACTCTCCAAACTTCACGGATATTTCATACTCTCCCGGATTGTTCCCGTTCATAATATCGTCACACTGCAGGATTGTCTTGAACAGTTCCGGCAATGTACTGTTCAAAGCGTCTACTATCTTCCCTCTCACATGAAGGGTAACCTTTTCTTTCTCCCTCTGTGATTCTGCATTATCTGTTTTCTTCAGATCAATTCCCAGTGTGGATGGTGATATGATTCCCTGAAGGGCCATATCAAGGAAATTGGCGTAGCTGTTTACGTAAGCTTCGTAGGATATCTGAGGCTGTGAGATTTCCACCTGGTGGCTGGCATTCTCTCCCATATCGTCCCCAATGGCAATAAAGTCATTGTCAAATGGATTAGCCGGAAGCAGCTCCCCGGTTTCCTCATCCCTCGGAATCAGATTTTGCGGAATATAACGCTTGATCCTGCCCATTCTGATTGCGTCCATCCACTGACTGATCGTTTCATCCAGTCCATCCAGCACATCTGTCTTTCCTTCAAAAAGGGCTTTTCCTCTGTTCTTATATCTGGTGGATGTAAGAATTTTAAGTGGCACCGCCAAAATCAGGCTTTCATCGAATCCAAAATCAATCAAATGGGCTGTTTCCGGAAGAAACTGTAATGGGGCTTCTTTTCCGGCATCATCGTAAAGCTTGTATCTTACATAGCCATATCCATAGGTTTCCTGCAGCCTGTAATCTTTGTTCCGATTTCTGTAGGTTGTGTAGAACTTGATTTCCCGCAGCGTCGAATGGATATATACATATTCCACATCCTCTGCATCGTAAAATTCCACAATAGGGTAAGGGCTGCACTCATCCGCCGTGATCTTAAAGGCTCCATCTCCGGAAGATAACGCTCCAACGATAGCATCTCCAATCACATCGTTCAGCTTACTCCCCTCAAAGATTTCATTCCATCTTTCTTCCAGAATGTCCATATTCTCGCCAAAATCAACAGCGTCCAGATCAGCCAGCACAATGTCTTTATATCTGTCTACTACAGTTCCAACAATTCCGCTGTGTATCTTTCTTACATTTCCCTGCGCTGTGGCTGCCCAGAAGCGGGCTTTCTCCACATCCCATTTTGCAGTCTTTTTAAAGTACTGTTCCAGGGTAACTCCATCTCCCAGATACCACAGCTTGTTCTGGATCACGTTCTCACGGAAGGTATGAGCTTCTCTGATTGTAATCACCCTGTCTCTTGCAGGTTCTATCCGGAATAGCCGTGCAATAAAATTCTGAAGCCAGTTCATAATTATCACCTCTTGTAAATCTTGCCCTGGTATGGGATCCATGCGTATTGCACAGAGTTAACCATATGGTCATGCCCATCTTCTGGTGTATTGTCTTTATCTTCTTTCCAACTGTATGTTTCCATCTCATGAATGTAAGTCGAACAGGTATCGAGTACATAAAAACATGGCTCAATGCCTGTCTGGTCATCAAATGCCATCCATCCAAGCTGCGCATTGATACGATCGATAATCTCCATCTTCTTCCATGCATCGTTAAGTGTATAAATGCAGCCATTTCTTCGCTTATACTTGTTCCATTCCTGCATGGTTGCCTGATCGGCGCTGTCCAGGAATACGTTTCGTGCAAGTCCCCACTCCTTCTTGTTGCGGTCAAGGAAATCAATCAAATTCTTTACTGTATCTGAAGGAGCCAGGGGGATGTCCAGTTCTGCATTGCTGTAAACTTTTTCATCCAGAACGATGCATTTTCCTTTGTTTGTAATCCCAAGATAGGAAAAAGCAATTGTGTCCGGGGATTTCTGGGAGTATGAGGTATCGACTGCTGCCGAAAACCACATGAAAATTTCGTGTTTCTTTGGTTCTCCCGGTCTTTGTACAAATTGTTTTGCCCATTCCTTTGTGCGGACATGCCGCTGGCGCAGGAAGATGCTGAACACAAGGCCGGTTGCTTTTCCTCTGAGGCCTAAGATCTTGTTCTTATAGATCTTTGTTCCTTTCGGGGTGTTCCGGATGATCTGATCTTTCTTTTCTTCCGGAAGCCCTGCATTATCGTCAAAAGAAAAGAACCAGTGAACCCAGCCGGGTTTTGGTTCTTCCTTTAATTCGTCTTTAATCTCCTGTGGCGTGTCCTCTTCCCATTCAGGAAGCGGGCGGCTGCAGTTGATATACTCTTTATACACATCCAGGCTCGGATCATCCGGGTTTAAGGTTGCCATGAGGTAATCACAGCGCATGGAAGCTTCTCGCACAAAATCAATATCTGCCGTGTTGATCTCATCGATGTACAGACATCCATACTGACCGCCAAGGGCTTTCTTCCATTTCTTCTTGTTTCCATATCCCAAAACGTATATGGTTTTGTCCCCGGATGAAGTATGAAAAAGAATATGCGGGATCTTGTCATCCTTGGTGCCGGATCCGTTGTACTCTACCAGGCTTCCGAAATCGTCCAGGATTCCAAGGTCTTTGTTGATAATGTTTTTCTCTGCTGTTCCAGTGTCGTCTGCTGCCAGGATATGAAGCTTTTTCGGGCTCTGGGCTACCTTCAGCATGAACTTAAAAATTCCTACTGTAGTCTTTCCTGCTGCCGTGGTACCTTCCAGGAACTCCACCGGTGTCTGGCATTTCAAAAATGCTTTGTATTTTTCAGACAGCACAAGATCCATGCTGCTCATTATCCGCCTCCGCTGATCTGCTTGATCAAGCTGTCCAGTTTTGATTTTTCTTCTTCCATACCGCTGAGCTGAAGCTTGTCATTCCACATTGCCAGATGGCGTCCAAGCATATCCAGGGCTTTCAGTTTGTCTGCAAGCTTGATTTCTCTTTCTATGCCATCTTCTCCAAAGGATTTTACTTTCACAGACTGTATAGCTGCCAGATCGTCCCTGGAGGCATCTTCTTTTAGCGTTGCGTCTTTTGCATTGATCACATCATCTGCATTTACAAACGCAATTCTGGCCAGTTCCAGAAGAACACGGTCAGCATTTATTCCGGTTCTTTTGGATCTTTCTGCGATTGCCTCTGAGATTGCTTCTGAAACTTGGGTTTTCTGGAGTAGCTCATGTCCGATTTCAGAGGCTCTCTGACCATTTTTCGCCTTGTATCCGGCTCTTATGGCGGCCTGGGTAGCATTCAGGTCAATCAGATACTCTTCCACAAATCTCTTCTGTTTTTTTGTCACTCAGGCTCACCTTCTTTCAAAAATATAATAAAATACAGTCCTGCCAGCACCATCCACGACAGCCGATTGCCGCCGTCAATCATGAAAGGAGGTGACCGTATGCAAGAAATAACGGCTGGTGCTGTGCACGCTGTACGAAAATTGGCATAGAAAAAGCAGCTCCGGGGAGCTGCCTTTGTTGGTAATACATGTTTTTAGTTATTTTCTTCTGTATTTTTTACATGATTTATCATTTTTTCCACCTCTAAATTAGTGTTTACCGGCACAATTTTAATGTCAGCATGATTTTTCTGAAAAACAACAAATATCTCATGCGCAAATCCCTGTCCAATTTCTTCAACATCAGCAAAATCCAATTCTACCACTTTAAATTTTTCAAATCTGTTACATAGTCTTTTTGCTTGAGATCTCGATACAGGATAAGTGTCAAAAATATTTTTGATTGGAACATGCGTTTTTGTAAATCCTCCATCAACATCAGAAAACATATTAAACACCTCTCTCAAAATTTTTTTACTATAATTTGACAAACTCATAAGAATAATAGTTCCCCTACTATCTTTTTGTTTGCTCAACGACTCTACTTCATCTGCATCTTGCAAAATTTCATTATATTTATCATGTGTAAATATTTTTCCATCAGAAAAAGCAGCAAATGTGTCCAAAACCCTAGAAGTAAAAAATATTCCTTCTCCAGAATGTTTCTGTGTATCTGTTGTAAGTTTTCCCTTAAACAGTTCCCCCACAGCATCATCTAATGTTGGAAAATTATAATAATCTCTAATCTTTCTGAAGATTCCAACTCCCTGGTCTGCAATAAGAATCATAGTATTCATGTAATCCTGGATAACTCTTATTAAAATAATATCAGATTCAGAATGATCAATTGCATTATTCATCATTTCCATAAAAGAATATTGCCATATTTTTTGAACATTTAATGGTAATTTTTCAACATATTCTTTTATACATAAATCATAAACAACATCTTCCTGAAGGTCTGGAGTTTCTCTACGATCATAAACATAATTATGAGTTTCCTTGATTAGCTCGTACTTTTTATTGTTAGAATCTCTCTTTTTTATTATTTTGTTTGCTTCGAGTTCTCTAATATAACGATACACTGTATTTAACGATATCTGAAAGGCTTCTGCAGTTCTCTTTGCAATATCATTCTGGGAATTGTCTACTTTTTCCAAAATGTATCTTTTTATTTTTTCTTTTTTCTCTTTAGTAAAACTCATAGATGCCTCCTTTTAACTTTATTTTTTTCATTTTTAACTATAACATCAATTTATAGTTTTGTAAAGTTAAAAAGGCTGAAATTTCTTTATTTCTGAATTAATGTCATGCAAAAAGACACCTAACCATTATTAGTCAGATGTCTTTCTAAGAATTGCTTCTCTCGAAGCAATCGGAACACCAGGACTCGAACCTGCGGCTCGGATGAACGGCTCATGCTCCCTCCCGATCGGGGAGGTGTTCCGGTAGTGCAGTGAGCTCCCTCACACATGACTGCCCCGGACTCATACAACACGGAGTCGAACCGCGTACCAATGTGTCAGCCTGCACTGTAATATCATTTCGGCTCTGCTGTGGCCTCAGCAATTCCCTGGCTGATATCTGCCAGAATCAACTGCCAGGCTGTGACACCTGGCAATCACTTAATAAGGAGCTTAATGAAATCTTTTCGTCAATCCCAGTATACATACTACCATAGCCGAAGCGGACATGACCGGACATTTTGAAAATTTTATAATATTTTTTCAAGATATCGGTCATGACGCTTTCTGCAGCTGTCTTCTGTATATTTCCGTTTTGGAAACCGGCTGTTCATATTTGCTGCTACCGCCACCCATGTCATGTCATCCAGGTAATAAAAACGAAACATCATTCTCAGATCGCTTTGTGGGATTTCCCGGATAAAATCATCTACTGCATTCAGTGCGTCCTGCAGTTCATCTTCCAGTATGTGAAGCTTTGTTACCCGCTTTTTGATCATACCCTTCACCTGATCAACTTCTGGAAAAGGATAGCCGGTTATCTTGATCGGACCGAAGGTTCCATCCTTTCTGGTTCCCTTCACGGTATCAGAAACCACACCCTCATTCTCGATCTTGACCATCCTGCGCCTGTCCCGGTCTATGCGGTTATGTAGGTCTTTGATTTCTTCCTTTAGCTCCACATACTGCTCCAGCACCGTCTTGTCCACCTCTATCACCTCCCACAAGCAGTTCGTATCTATGTACCTGTGCCAGGATTGCCGGTTCTGATCTGGCATCCTCCAGGAGCTTCCTGGCCTTATCCGGGTTCATGCTCAATTCCTTGGCAACCTGCAGCACTCTCTTCTCATCAATCATCTGGCACCTCCACTTCTGGCCACAGCATCGGTACGTTCAAATTGCGAAAATATCCTCTGCATACCTGCCGTATCGCACAGTTAAATACGCAGTCGTGAATGTCATTGTTTTTACAGTAAATTCTAATCGTGTTCACCGCCTCAGTGGCTTTCCGGTCCGTTGCCTTTCCCTGCTTGGTCTCTGTCATCTTTTTCACCTCTATCCTTGTTTACGGCACTTAATGCCCAGGCAATCACGCCAAAAGCTCCGATCAGCACGCCAACACCCATTGCAACGATTACGTCTATCATCTATTTTTTCCTCCTCGGACACCACTTAGGACTTGTCTTAATTGTTATCTCTGTCGAATACCTCTCTGTTTTGCAAATCAATGTATCAGCTGGACAACTGACATGCGCCCTTACTTCTGGGTGTTTACAATACCAGCGATTAGGTCTTCCATTCATATCTTGAAACTCAGTATTTTCACATTCCCTACATTTTGGTATCATTTCCTCGCCTCCCAGTTCCTGCACTCCCTGCAACGGATCTTACTGCTGCACAGGGTGCCTTTAATCATTGACAGCCTCGGACAGGTCGGGTGGACGTATACGATCAGCTCACCTACTCTGCCGGTACTGTGTTTACAGGTTTTATATTTTTCTGCCATAGTCTCAGCTCCTTATCGTTTCATACAGTTTCTTCTTGGCGTTGTATTTCAGTGCAACTGGCATACCGCAGTTTATACAGTTCAGCTCGATCAGCTCTGCAGTCTCATTTGTGAAATATCTTGCCGTACCGCCGCATTCACAGTTGATAAATGCCTGTTTCAGATCCTTCAGGTCCGTCTTCTTGCCGCATTCTTTACAGCCATAATAACTAAGCTGATGTTTGGCACAGAAGGTCTTTGTCTTACCACAGTGTTCACAGCGGATATGTAAAAATCCGGTATATCCTCTTGGCTTCCGCGTCAGATTTTTATTGTTCTCCATAGGCGCTACCTCTGGTTCTTCCCGAACAGGCTCTTGGGGGAGCAGTTTTTCCGGTGTTACCATCTGATGCACAGCCGCTTTAAAATCCGGATTCTCCACAACCGGTACTTCAACCAGGAAGCGATTTCTTTTCAGCATTTCTTCCAGCGGCTCTACTGTAAATTCTGGTTTATCAGCTTCACGGGTCTCATCATACATGACCAGGACTTTCTTCCCCTAAAGAAATTTTTTCAATGCGTCCTCTAACTTCATTTCCTGTAGCATAGCTTAATCTCCTCTCTTTCTTTTTGCCAGACATTCCAGCTGCCACACTACATCCTGCAGTGCGACTTCTACTTGCATCGTCTGGTATTGTTCTCTAATCTGGTGACAATGTTCTGCAACTCTCTCCCAGGCTCCATCATCTTCCGGAAGAATACCGTTGTACTCTTCATACAGCTCCTGTACTTCTGGATATTCTTCCCAGAGAGCTTTTCGTTCCTGGAGTGTCAGCCAGATCATGGCAGCCTGTCGATCCGGACATAAATCCCAGGGACTTCCGCCCAGAACTTTTCCACGATCTCCGAAGCCACCAGTGCATCATCATCCCAGAAACCAACTTTCGTCATGCAGTCCTTTAATAGTTTCTGCAGATTGTCCGTATCCGGTTTGGAAAGTCTGTAGGTACCATCCAAATGTTTTCCCCTGGGGAAGCACCACTTTGTGATCAGCCTGACTCCACAGTGATATGGTTCATCTGGTACATGCTGTCCAAGATATGCCACCAGTTTCTGTCTGGCTGCCTTTAATTCCGGTGGCTCATAGAACACTGGCTTTCCTCCGGCAACCCTGACCTGTTTTTCCTGATGGGTTACAGTCGGCGGAACCATTGCCATGAAAAATTCAAATTCCAAAATCATCAACTCCTTTTTTCGGGTGATCAAGTATGGTGCCCACCTGAGTGCGGGGTGGGTGGTCGTCGTGCGTGAGCTTATCGCACGACTACCTACCCCCGCTAGGTGGGGTGCGCACATACATATATACGTAGTATATAGTTGCGCACCCCCCATTTTTGCGCACTGCTCACAACCATAAAAATAATGGTTTTGCGCACTGCTCACAACCATAAAAATAATGGTTTTGCGCACCGTGAACATCATTATAAAAAATATGGTTCTGCGCACTACTCTGTATCATGGTTGTGAGCACTCCTGCGCACCCTTTCTCCTGATGTATGTTTTTCCATCTTCACCAAAATATTTTTCAAATTTATTCCGCAATTCTTTCTTCTGACGCTTGCCTTCTCCCAGCCAGGAAAGTAACTCTTTTGCACTTGTTTCAAGTGCTTCTGCCAGCTCTGAAGCAGAAATTTCACGGCCATCAAATTCAATATTCTGGAATGCAATCTCAAACTCATTTAACTTACGCTCACGGTTCTTTTGAGCATTTTCTTTTCGCCTCTGGGACGCTTTTTCCCATGCTGGCTTATCATCTTCCAACTGCAGATCTTTCAGGCTTCCCACCTGATCAATCCTGTGTACCGGATAATCGAACCACATATTGACCGGTTCGAACTTCGGAAATTCCCTTAGGGTTCCCTCAATTCTCCATGCAGTACGCGCCTGTACTTCCGCTTTCGCAGCCGTTATCTGCTTATCCAGGGCTATTTTCTGCCATTTATCCAGGTGTGCCTCACAGTAACCCAACATCTGTGCACTGCTCAACAGATCGTCCTGTGAGAGGTCATCCTGCCACTTATAATGTGCATCCAGATATGCTTTACAAGTTCCACAGACAGCCTTATTTTCTTCCTGTTTCATCAATGCCTCTGTCGGCTCTAGCTCGATCAAATCCAGAAGTGCATCCGGATCACGGGCAAATACACCGGATCCAGAAGCGCGGTCCATGGACTTCTTGCCTCCCTGGTTTCCTTTGCTGTGGTGATGGCAGTAGATCACGGCGCAGCCAAGCTCTGTACACACTTTATCGAACTGGTTACAGAAGTTCGCCATCTGATCGGCACTGTTCTCATCACCAGTAATGACCTTATAAATCGGGTCTATAATGATCGCTACATAATTCTTCTTTGCTGCCCTTCTGATCAGCTTTGGTGCAAGCTTATCCATAGGCACAGACTTTCCTCGAAGGTTCCAGATATCAATGTTCTGCAGGTTGTCTGAGACATAGCCAAGGGACTCATATACATCTTTAAAACGGTGAAGACAGCTCGCCCGGTCAAGTTCCAGGTTCACGTACATCACACGTCCCTGCGCACAATGCCACTGCAGCCACTTCTTGCCCTCTGCTATGGCGATACACAGTTCAATCTGAAGGAAAGACTTACCAGCCTTGGATGGTCCAGAGATCAGCATCTTATGCCCTTTACGGAGCACCCCGTCAATGAGACAGGGAGACAGCTCCGGAAGATTATCCCAGACACTTTCCAGACCTTCCGGCTCTGGAAGATCATCATTCACACCTTCAATCCACTCATACCATTCATTCCAGGAGGATTTTCCTATGTTGGTATCCACAATGAACTGCTTCTTTTCCCCACGTTCTACACCTGGCATCCTGGACAATCTGGAAGGGTTCCGGTTCTGGGTATCTACATCAATCCCGTTCTTCTGGCAGACTTCATACAGATAATCAACGCGCTTCCTATACTCGCTATAATCCGCTGCATCCACCCTCACGATTGCGTGAAGGCTTTTCTTTCCGGAATACACCAGGCAGGCAATGGGAAGCTCCAGCTCACGTAGGATGGCGTTCTGCTGGTCGATTTCCATGTGATCAGATTCTACAAGAGCATACCTGTATTCCGTTACATTTTCGTTTTTACAGCCGTTTCCATCCAGTGGGTTAAAGCGGATCCACGCGCCAGCTTCCGGATTGTAATCGCCAAGCACGGAGCCGATATCCCCTTTACAGGCATTTAGCTGCTCGATCAGCTGTCCTGCAGTACGGTCCCAGCTTCCCTTTTGCGGAAGCCATCTGGTACCTTTCTCGTCTGTCTTTTCCCAGCTTCCAGTTACATATCCTACGTTTTCCCCGGCTTCAAACAGGGTTTCCAGATATGTGATCAGCTGCCCTGCTGGGTTCCAGTTCTTTGGTTCCTGGATCTCCCTGCCTTCCAGCCAGTTCTTATCTACTACCACACGGTCGCTGTCTACCTGTATACTGTCGTTCCAGTCCAGTTCATGGCCTTTTTCCGGCACCCATCCGCGCTCCATTGCCATCTGTACAATAGTCCCACCAGTTACCGGAGAGGAGGAACCGGAAAAACTTCTCCACTTCTTCTCACATTCTCCGGCATGGTACCGTCCAAAGTCCTTCTGGCTCCACTGATCCCAGACGCTTACCGGATAGCCTTCCAGTTTCAGTGCCATTCCGACATTCACCCAGTCCTGATAGTTCAGGGAACCGGGATCGATGTATTCAATTATCTCTGTAAGGCTTGTCCTCTGCTCCATGTTTATGCTCCTTTATATTCCTGTGGTACAATGTCGTTCGGGATCTTCCATCCGTTCCCGGCAATCCTGTCAATTAAATTCTTGGCTGTGTTAAACTGCCAGGTCCCCACATGTTTAAATCCCCTGCCCTCCAGGAAGCGGATCTGCTTCGGGGTAGTAAGCCCCTCATTTCTACGCTTGTCCAAACGGTCAAGAATCTTAGCTGCCTTCCCTGCATTCTCAATCTGATCCGGCATGATTCCCAGCTTTTCCAGTGTCTGCTTCTGTTTGTCAGATGGCGGTCCCATCTCCCATCCAAAAGACGGAACATAACTGGACAGGTCTTCTGCCTGAATAGACATCTCGAACTGCAGTGGATCTACAAGCTTCTTTTTCCGTTTTTTCATCTCTGCCAGCTGTTTAGCCAGGGATTCCTCACGCTGTGCGACTACATCTTCTGAGGCAGTCTTTTCCGCCTCTTCAATATCAATAGCTATGCCGGCTTCTCGTTCCAGGTTCTCCGTCATCTTCTGGGCTACTTCTTCATTCTCACAGATCAGACTTGCGGGGTGGCACAGTTCATGCCGCTCTGTATGCCAAAGGAAATCCAACAGCAACAGATGATCTTTTCCTGTTTCTGGTGAAAGTCTTGTGCCACGTCCCACCATCTGGCAGTAAAGGCTTCTTACTTTTGTAGGTCTTAATACCACAATGCAATCAACTGACGGGCAGTCCCAGCCTTCTGTCAGAAGCATGGAATTACATAACACGTTGTATTTACCGGCATCAAAATCTTTTAATACCTCAGCCCTGTCCTGGCTGTCTCCGTTTACTTCTGCCGCCTGGAAACCATAAGCATTTAGGAGATCCCGGAACTTCTGGCTGGTCTTTACCAGCGGCAGAAATACCACAGTTTTTTTATCCATGCAGTATTTCTGCATCTCCTGGGCAATTCCTTCCAGGTATGGATCCAGCGCAGTACCAATCTCACTTGCCTTGAAGTCCCCCGCCTGTACAGAAACGTTGCTCATATCGATCTTGAGTGGAATTGTCAGCGCCTTGATCGGGGACAGGTATCCTTCCTTGATTGCCTTAGGAAGGGTGTACTCATAAGCCAGGGATTCAAAATATACGCCAAGGTTCCGCATATCCCCACGGTCTGGCGTTGCCGTTACGCCTAACACCTGTGCTTCCGGAAAATGCTGCAGCACTCTCTGATAGCTGTCAGATATACAGTGATGGGCTTCGTCAATAATGATGGTATTAAAATAATCAGCCGGGAAACTTCCCAGCCTCTTTTCTCTCATCAATGTCTGTACAGAGCCAACCACTACCCGGAACCAGCTGCCCTGGCAGGAGCTTTCTGCCTTTTCCAAGGCACATCCAAGCCCGGTTGTCTTCATCAGCTTATCTGCTGCCTGATCGAGCAGTTCCCCTCTGTGTGCCAGGATCAGTACGCGGTCACCTTTACGGACACATTCCTCTGTTACCTTGGCAAATACCACAGTCTTTCCACAGCCTGTAGGAAGGACCAGCAGGGTTTTTAACACCCCGCTGTCCCACTGTTCAAAAATAGCTTCCTTCGCTTCTTTTTGATACGGCCTTAGTTCCATTTTTAAAAGCCTCCCGGTGTAAATGCAGGTTTACTGGTATCCTTTGGATACAGCTTTTCAATGTAATTGAACTTCTTGTTTGGATCCTTAATTCCAGGCTTCAGTCCGATCTTAGCGCGCGCAGTCTTGCCAGGAATTGCACTCCAGTCCATCCGGAGTTCTTCGCCCTCCTTCTTAAGACCAACACCACGGAACAACTCAGACAGCTTCCACTCCAAACTGGTATGCAGTACATAATTCTCCCGGATGGTAACTTCACGTTCTGGAACATGCACCGTAAAATAAACAACTGCCATATTGCATGGAGGGAGCTTCCCCTCACCTTTAGATCTGCTGCGGTCAAATTTCTCAATTGTTACGTTATAATCCCCTTCTGGAATTGGCTCATAATCCTGGGCATCCTGTTTGATGGAATCCTCCCAGCCTAACTCTCTTCCTTCTGCTGCCATAAATTTTTATCCTCCTTTAATTGAACGGCACCTGTTGTGTCGCTTTCATTTCTTTGATCATTCCATAGACCTGCGGCCATGCCCCAATCAGACAGCCGTTGATAAAGTCCATGTCATAATCTTTTATTTTTACATCAGAGGGATAATACCCTCTTGCTGCCACTACATTCTGGATATCCCATTCATCAACCTGGTTATTCTCCATCAAATCACGTAGAGCTTTAGGGATTCCGGGATCAATGGTGCTGCTCCTTGCTGTCGGTTCCGGAGTCTTTTGTGGTTCATTAAGCGGAAGGTTCATCTGCTCCCCAACAGTAACAGCAGGTTCTGTCTTTGTAGCTTCCTGTACCGTAGTCGGCTGAGGCTGTACAGTTGGCTGAGCCTGTACCGGCTGCTGCGCTGGTACGGATTTTGGCTGTGTTTCTTTTACTGGCACGGCATTTCCCTCAATGATTGTCCGGATGGAATCATAACTGAATGGGACTTCATCTGGCAGACCGTAGCGGTTCTTTGCATCCCAGCAGGCATTATGGGTGGTATACATCACACGCTCACCGCCCTGGGCTTTCCTCTTTTTCCCTTTATCATCCACCGCAATAGAGAATGTTTTATAATTGGCAAACAGTAGCATGTCCGCCCATTCCTTGATCAGTGGGGAGGTCTGGGATGCTGTTTTCTTTCCAAGCTTTAACTCCCATCTGTCATAAGCTCCCAGTTCATCCGGCTGTTCAAACTTCCGGATCTGCGCATGTGCAGTAAGGACCACGTTGACACCAGCCTCTACAACTTCTGTCAGCTGATTGAGGAATTTCCCCAATTCTTCTTTTACATAAACATAACCATTTCCGTAACCAAAGTCCTCAATACCGGACTTTCTGTGCTTGTCGCAGATATGCCGGATACACATAGATTCCGCCCAGTCAATGGTATCTATGACCAGTGTCTTGCACATAGTCGGATGTGTGCGGACATAATCCACCTGGTCCAGCAACATCTGCCAGCTGGACGCCTTGGGAAGTCTCGCAACATCCATTGAATTGGTACTTCCTTCCGTGTCAATAAACACCGGATCTGGGAACCTGCTGGCAAAAGTGGATTTGCCAATTCCTTCTGGTCCGTAAATGACCACCTTCTTTGCACAGGGAATCACACCTCTGATAATTTCCATTTAAAATGCACCTGCCTTCCATGCTTTTTGCTGTGGTTCTTCCGGATGTTCCTGTCCAACCACATAACCGTCTTCAATAATAATGCTGCACTCATCACCAGTAGAAACTCTAGTCGCAATTGCCTGGAGTCCTTCTGCTTCCAGCCACTCTCCAAACTCCTGCAGCGTCTTTCTGTCCATCTGTTCCAGCTTGTCCAGAAGAACGAAACCACACTGCGGGTTCAGTTTGCGAACAATTGCTGTAGAAACCTTCAGCCGTTCCGCTCCGGACATGTTGTCCCACTTCTGGCCTTTATAGATCAGTTCTCCATCTTTTACAGATAACTCTGGAAGCGGAAGCTCTGCAGAGGTCAGAAGCTCATTCTTCTTATCTCTGGTCTCTTCCAGCTGCTTTGTAAGATTGTCGTACTTGGTACGGTACTCTTTGGCGTCATCCTCCGCTTTTTCCTTGTCCAGGTTGGCTCTGACCTTACGATTGATCTCCTCGATATTGGAGATATTAGCTTCCAGTTCTTCTGTGGACTGGTCCGTCAGATCCTTTGCGGAAGTCTCTGCAATATCCAGATCTTTTACAAGCTGCAAATGTTTCTGTTTGGCTGCTTCCAGAAGCTCAGACAATCTGATTACTTCCTCATGAGCGCGTTTTACAGAATCCCGGAGCTGCGCAGCCTGATTGCGTTTTCTCTGGTTCTCTCCATTCTTTGCCAAGATCTCCTGCTGCTGTCTGATCAGCTCAGAGGGTGACACCAGATCTCTTGGAGCATCCGGATAATAAGGCTGCTCTTTGGCAAATTTTTCTTTCTGATCAGCGGTACGTCCTACATATAACCTCTCCTGGTAAAGCTCTTTCTCTTCCTGTTCCAGTTCTGCAAGCTGAGGTCCCACACCAATGATCTGCAAAAGTACTTTCGCCTTTTCAGTTCCGGAAGCTTCCATAAATCTTGGAAGATCCAGGGCAAGCTGTTCCACAAATTCATTAAGCAGCTGCTGTCCGGCCTTCTGACCATTCGGGTCCGTAACCTTGAGGGCACTGTTCTTTCCCTTACGCTCCACTACCAAACCATTGTTCATCACAATATGTAAGTTCGGCGGCACCATGGAGCCTTCTCTTGTACTCTGGGAAGGTTTGTAACGTTCCCCGCCAAGTGCCCAGGCGATGGAATCCAGAACTGAGGTTTTGCCCTGCTGGTTATCTCCGCCAATGATGGTTAAGCCGTTCTGTGCAGGTTCCAACTTTACTGCTTTGATACGTTTTACATTCTCGATTTCGAGACGGTTAATCTTCATGCTCATATCTTATCTTTTCTCCTTTTTCAAAAACTCAAAATCATTTAGCAGTTTCTCCATCAGTTTTTCTGGTTCCTGCACTGCCATAATATCTTCATAACGCGCTTCCGCCAGGAGCACATCTCCTAAGATTGGAGAACCATGTCTTGGCATGTCATACATCCAGCTCCCCAAACTGTTTAATGGAAGATTTTTGAAATGCCCATCCTCATCCACCAGCATAATCACTGGTCCCTGAAAGTAATTATTCATTTTGACAGTATGGACAGTTTCAAAATGGCCTCCTAAAGCTTTTTGAATACTCTTGAAATCATCAAAATTCACATCAATAATTGAGATTTCGTTATCTGCTGAAATTTTTAATGTTTTCATTGATTTTTCTCTCTTTCTCCTCTACAATAAGAGGGTGATAAACTGTTTTTGTCCATTTGGACACCGGATCCTGATGAGCTCTCACTCTCAGGATCCATTTTCTTTTAACAACCGTGTAAGATGCTCCCTGGCTGCTTCGTAGTTTTTAACGGATTCTTTCATCATTACTTCTTCACGATAGATATCATAAGCAGTCATTTTGTTTTCTGTTGGTTCCTCCACCCAAACCCGGCATGGATATCCAGCTAATCCTATTTCGAAACTTATATGGATTCCGCTTGCTATAGCTTTCTTCGAAAGCTCATACAACTCATCTATCATTTTTTTTAAACTCATGTTCTCTTCCTTTCCGGTTCTGTGCCCTGTATCAGCATCCATGCAACCACCGACAGGGCAAATGCTCCAAAAAGCTGTGTTCCGCCCCATTCCCAGAACGGCAGGTATGTAGCAAGGGTGCCTATGATGACAGATATGATTATGTTACGCTTCATTCCCAGTCTCTCCTTCCACAACAGCCCGATTGCTCCAACCGATCATTTGTACCAGCTTTTCCGGATGAAATGCCGGAGCATACTTTCTGGCATTGCGGTCCAGGAGCTGGCGCCGATAAGTAAGATAATCAATGAACACCAGAACGTTGATCAGGACAATGTTTCCATCCCGGATAATGGCGTAATCGTTGTAGCGTCCATTTTTTATCTGATTCTCAATTTCGAATAGTCTCGTTCTTACGGTTCCAGTGCTGATCTGGAATTCCTTTGCGAGTTGCTCTTTTTTCATGTATGGATACCCCCGTATGGATTCTGTGTAAACCATCTTTTATTTACCTCCTTTTATGGATCATGGTTGTACGGAGTTACTTCACCTTTTTCATAACCCCTGTCCGGTTTGTGTACGAACGGTTCTGAGCTTGTTTCTCCTGTTTTCTTACATCTCCAAGCAGCCGTTCCAGATCACTGATCACCTTCCGGTTCTCTTTCATCCAGCTACAGATTGGAGCTGTTGCTTCTTTCATGTCTTTTGCCTTTCTCCGCTTCCGTCGTATATCCCGCAAGGTAAATCCCTGGCAGATATAGTCATACTGGCTGTTTTCGTTGAGCTCGATATTATGTAAAATATCCTGTGTCTGGCGATCCATATCATTTTCTGTGAGAATTGCCAGCCGATTAGACTCTTCACAGGTACGAAGAAAACTTAAGAATGCATTTAATTCAGTGCTACAGTTAACTATTTCAATCACCTCTTTCTGTCGAAATGTCTCGAACTGTGCTGCGTAAAATAGATAACGTGTCCTCATTACACTTAATTGTCATTTCACACATCTCTTTAACATAGCCATCTACCTTTTTGAAATAGTAAGTGGCTAATATTTTAGTAGTGATCACTGACACTAAAATACTTGCTCCAATAATTTCCATCTTGCTTCATCTCCTTTCCTGTTACTTCTCCAAATGCCATTGACTTTTCCCTTAGATTCTCTTATCCTTTAAATATCAAATGCATAAAGGAAGTTAAATCTTATGGATAATGATTTCACCGTTACATCTGCGTATATAACAGCTATTGCCGCTATTATTGCTCCAGCAATTACTGCTCTCATCCACTCCGTTAAGGAGTATAAAATTTACAAAATGAGCCATACTATAGACGAACGTTTAAAGCTTTGTGAGCTTTTCTCCGATTCTTATTCTCACTGTCAATATGGTAAGGAGAGAATCGGATTTGCTTTAACTTTTTACAAGCAAGCTTTAAAGCTTGCCGCGATTTGTAAGCGCAGATCATCTCGCCGTGCTCTTTTCAGACTTGCTAATACGGTGCTTCAGAATGGTGCTTCAAAATCAACCGATAAGCTGTATGAGCGCTGCATTCGCCTGCTTTCAAAAGAGTTTTAAAAATACTGGCATGTAGCCGAAAAACGCTACTATTTCTCCAATTATTAAAATCACTTGCCACAATATTATGTTGTCAGATACTATACAGAGAATGACTGATAATATTAATAATCCAGTGCCAATAAAACAGCATGCTAAGCACAATGTTTCCATATCCTTCTCCTTTCTGTTACTTCTCTAACTGTTTTCTATCACTTTAAGTGGATTTTGTGGGTAAAAAAATATTATCTATTGGAATGTTATAAATATCTGCTAAAAGCTTCATATCTGCAAAAGACGGAATTGCCGCTCCTTTTTCCCAATTAATAATAGTTCTTTTGCCTATTTTCATTCGTTTAGCAGCTTCTTCCTGCGTTAATCTCGCATTTACACGTGCCGCTGCTAAACTAATCTGAATTGGTTCTGGCATTTTTGTTTTCCCTCCTTTCACTTTGTGATACCACTATACCATCACTTTAAGTGTGTGTCAACACTAAAAGTGAATTTCTTGCACTTTTATATTGCAATAGTTTCACTTTTAGTGTATTATACATTTAAAGATAAGGAGGAAACTGATATGCCTGAACAGGAATTTAATGCTGTCTTTTCAAAAAGGCTACGATACTATTTAAGTGAATACAACATGACTCAAGCAGAACTTGCCAAACGTTTAGGTGTTGGTACCACCTCTGTTTATAATTGGTGTAATGGTTTAAAAACGCCGCGAATGGATAAAGTAGATGCAATGTGTGACCTTTTTCATTGCAGCAGATCAGATTTAATGTCTGATGAAAACACTGAACATTCTACGCTCACTCCGCGTGATGAAAAAGACATTGAGAAAATCATTGAACATACCAGAGAGCAACTGCTCTCACAGGAAGGACTGATGTTTGACGGTGATCCTGCTTCTCCTGAAGCAGTGGATTCTATCCTTGCTGCTATGCAGATCGGAATGGAAATGGCAAAGAAAAAGAACAAAGAAAAATATACGCCTAAGAAATATAAAAAGGACTGATGCCTATGTGCATAAAAAGACGGGTTTCACAACTTGTCAGGAAATACCAGACTCGCGATCCTTTTGAAATGATTAAAGGTATGAATGTGATATTGGTTCATTATCCATTAGAGGGTGTGCGCGGATTCTACCAGTATTTCCAACGTAACAATATTATTTATCTGGATGAACGTTTATCTGAAGCTGAACAACGTTTTGTTCTTGCTCATGAACTCGGGCACATGTTTCTGCATAAAAAAGCTAATGCTATTTTTATGGATACACGTACCCAGTTTAATACAGATAAATTTGAACTGGAAGCAAATCTTTTCGCCATGGAGCTACTGCTTCCAGATTCGTTTCTGGATGAATACAGAGATTTTACTATTGACCAAATATCCAGGATGACTGGATATCATAGAGGATTGATTGAATTGAGAATACATAGTTGAGGAGAAAAATTCTGTGTCTGCAAAATTTTCAAAAGAAGATGTTATACAAAATAAAAAGCAAGCTATAAAAGATCTAAATCATATGTTGGAAGGTTTTATCAATGATCCAACTGGTCAGCGTTTAAAGAAAGCTAATTTACTTTCATATTGGCTTAAAGATTATGTTCGAATGGTTGATTTTGAAGAAACCTTTGACCCCAAAAGAAATATTGCCTACAAACGTGGTGATATTGTCAAACTAAATTTTGGTTTTAATATTGGCAGTGAATATGGCGGATTGCACTATGCCATTGTAATTAACAATAAAAACCCCCACAACTCCTCCGTTGTAACGGTTATACCTTTGACCTCCCAGAAAGGCGATGCTCATGTGCATCATAACGATGTCGAATTGGGCAATGAGCTGTATCGAAGTTTAAAGTTAAAATATGACACTATCGCTCAGCAAGTTCAAGCTGAATGTGAGGAAATTGATAAAATGTTAGGATTAATTAATATCTTAACCACGGCTGTCGATGTTGCACTCGCAACACCTGCTGGCTCTCCAGAAGCTTCTGAGGCTGCTTCTGCCGCTCAAAAATATATGGAAATCGCTAATGATTTAAAATCAGACTGGCAAATAAAATCAGAACAAAATCAAAAGGAATCGAAACAGCTTGAAAAAATAAAAGCTGAAATAGATCAAATGAAAACTGGTAGCATTGCCTTAGTAGATCAGATTACAACTGTTAGTAAAATAAGGATCTATGACCCAAGAAATGCGTATGGCGTCCTATCCGGGATTCGTTTATCACCCGAGTCCCTTGATAGAATAAATAGTAAAATAAAAGAATTATTTGTTTTCTAGTATTTTTTTCTTGACTGTGAGTATAATATAATATATAATGTATGTGCTGTCAGAGAGTAATATCTCTTGCAACAGAGCCTATAGGGCATAAAAGAAGACAGATTTACATTATGTGAAGACCTCGCAGTTAATGCGAGGTCTTTTACGTTATAAAAGAAAAGCCGCCCTAGTGTTGGCGCACCAGAGCGGCGAGCACATCCGAAGATGTACAGCATTTTCAGCAAAAATATTGTATCATCTTCGGGGCAGCCATGCAAGCGGAACCTTTGTTCGCGCTGGCTGTTATTTTTGTACTTATTTTTCCCGGCACTTGCGCCGGCGCAATAAAAAAAAGAAACCATCTCGGTGATTCTGCCGGAATGGTCCGTATAAGGAGGATGATATCATGTGGGTTGAAGAATCGAAAAATGGCAAATTCAAATTCTGTGAGCGGTATGAGGACTATTTGACTGGAAAAACAAAACGTGTATCTGTCACAATGGACAAGAATACCCCTCAGTCCAGAAAAACAGCACAGAAGACTTTGGAATTAAAAATCCAGCAGGCTATGGGAGCCTGTCCAGATCATCAGTGCACCTTAAAAGAATTGGTTGAGGAATATAGAAAAGATCAGAAAAAGACCGTTAAACAATCTACATACTCCCGAAATTATTTTGCCTGCAATGCCATTATGAAAATGCTTGGTGAAAGTACAATTGTGGAGCACATGACTGCCAAGTATGTCCGCAGCAGGTTTCGTGATTCTGGAAAGGAAAACAGCACTTTAAATGAACACCTTACTCGTTTCCGCGCTCTGATCCGCTGGGGATATAGTAACGATATGATCAGTGACATTACTTTTCTGGAGAAAATAGAACCTTTCAAGGATCTTCCTCATAAACAAAAAATACAGGATAAGTACCTGGAATCAGATCAGCTCAAAGCCTTATTGGATGGAATGGATCACACTCTTTGGAGACTGTGTACTGAATTCATGGCGCTGTCTGGTCTGAGAGTTGGTGAGCTGATTGCCTTGGACCGTATAGATGTGGATTTTAAAAACAAGGTGATCCATGTAACAAAAAACTATGATTATATAAACCAGATCGTCACATCTCCAAAGAGCTTTTGTTCGATCAGGGATGTGTATATGCAGGAGGAACTGGAAAATGTATGCAAACAATTAAATGCGCTGATGCTCCGCCGACGCTTAATGTTTAATATTGGAAAGCCAGCCCTGTTTCTCTTTTCCAGGAATGGAACTTATATACACTATTATTCCTACAATAAATATTTAAGGGAAAACTCCAAGCGTGTCTTAGGGCGTGCTATCACCCCACATGCCCTGCGTCATACCCATGCCTCTCTTCTCTTGGAGCAAGGTATCAGCATTGATACCATCTCTAGGAGACTCGGACACGAAAACAGCAAGGTTACCAAAGAAATATACTTACATGTCACAAAAAAGCTCACGGAGAAAGACAACGAACAGATTGCAAAAGTATCTATTTTTTAA